TCCTTGAGGTGGGAGACATCCCATTTGAATGTCGCGAAATGCTTCCCGTCCGGACTCCAGACAAGTTCGCCCGGCATGTGCCTCTCTTCGGGGTCGTCCGTTGTGTCGCCCTTGTAATTCCCGTAGCCATAGCCGTTCTGACGCACTCCGTCGGAGGTTATGCGGTGTTCGACTATGGTGGAGTCCTTCGGGTCCTTGGCCGCCTTGCGCAGGCTGGTGGAGTCCATCCAGAAGAGGTTGCTCCCCTTGGCGTATATTCCCATTGTGCCGTCGGGGCAGACATTGGCCCAGCGGGGATACAGCTGCTTTTCTTCTTCCACTTCCCTGAGGGCCTTCCCCGCGAAGTCATACTCGAAATGGAAAGTCTTCTTGCGGGTCTTGGTGGAGTCTTCCGGGTCCTGCTCCTCGGCGGTGCTGGCGACCTCGAAAATGAATACCTTGTCATCTTTTTCTCCGACAACCATGGAGCGGAGTTTCAGCCGGTCATCGATACGCTGGCGGGCATCCTCGAACAGCGGGATCAGGCTTACGAGGAATATCTTGAAGCCGGAGAGGGAGCGGTCGTCGAAGTGACCAGCGATCGGGGCGCGACCAACTTCCGGAAGAATCCCCGCCTGCAGGTGTGGAGCGACCTGAATTCTCAGGCGCTGGCATACTGGACGAGCTTAGGACTCACCCCGGCGGGTCTTAAGAAGATAAATGAGAAGTCGATGGAGAAGCCGAAGCAGTCGGCGCTTGCTGAGGCGCTGAGAGCGGTTGGCTAAGGCTAAAAGTTACAAGGCAAAGGCGATCAGGTACGCTGAAGATGTTATAGCCGGGAAGCGTATAGCGGGAAAAGAGATCGTACTTGCAGCGAAGAGATTCCTTGGGGATCTCAAACGGAAAGACTTCACCTTCAAAACCCATGATGCCGACTTTGTGATAGGGATCATTGAGAGGTTGATGGTGCACCAGCAAGGCGAGACCATTGGCGGAACACCCTTGAAAAATCAACCGCTGATTCTTCAGGACTGGCAGATTTTTATCATATACAACCTCCTGGGGTTTTACTTCAGGGGCAAAAAAGAGCGCCGGTACAAAGAGGCGTTCATAATGGTCCCGAGGAAATCGGGAAAGACTCTATTTGTGGCGGCAATGGCTTTCGGGCTTGCGCTGCTCGAAAGAAAATCCGGATCGAAGATCTACATCGTTGCGGCTTCGCAAAAACAGGCCTGCGAGAGCTTTAACGACATACTGTATACGCTGAGATACCGTCAGATCATAGAAGAATTCAGGGTACGGAACAACAATGCGGAGCATTCAATCCACTATGAGTTCCTGGATGAGTTCGGACGGCCCGACGGATCCATCGACATAGAAGCCCTGGCATCAAACCCCGATGCCCAGGACTCTTTTAATTGCAACATCGCCATAGCGGACGAAGTTCACGCCTTCAAAAAAGCGGCTCAGTACAACCGCTTCAAGGAAGCCATGAAGGCGTATACAAATAAATTGATGATTGGCATCACAACGGCCGGGGATAATGTGAACTCATTCTGTTATCACCGGCTTGAATATGGTCTGAAAATCGTCAATGGAACCGTGCAAGATGACTCGTTGTTTGTTTTCATCTCCCGGGCAGACCAGGACGACAAGGGAAATGTGGACTACACCGATCCGGTACAGCACGAGAAAGCCAACCCGTCCTACGGGGTGACAATCCGGCCGGAGGAACTTAAAAACGATGCACTTCAAGCTCAAAATGATCCTCAGCAACGCAAGGACTTCTTGAGCAGGTCGTTGAATATCTACACCTCAGCCATGAAGGCGTGGTTTGATATCGACGAATTCAGGGCAAGCGATGACCAGTACAACTGGACACTTGAAGAGCTGGCCGGACTCGGTATCAACTGGTACGGTGGAGCTGATCTGTCCAGGATGTACGATCTGACAGCTTCGGCATTATATGGGAATTATAGCGGTGTAGATATAGTCATCACACATGGCTTCTTCCCGGTGACACAGGCAGCGGCCAAGGCCGAGGAGGATAACATACCGTTATTTGGATGGCAGGATGACGGGTGGCTGACCATGTGCAACAGCCCCACCGTCAACATTGCGGATATAGTTAACTGGTTCATAAAGATGCGCTCGATGGGATTCAAGATCAAGTGCGTCGGGCATGACCGGAAGTTTGCCGGAGAAGAGTACTTCCCGGCGATGACCAGGGCGGGATTCTACATAGAAGACCAGCCTCAGTACTTTTATCAAAAAAGCCAGGGGTTCAGGCATATAGAGAAAGCTGTCAAAGATGGCAAATTCTACTACCTGCACTCGGAGGCGTATGAATATTGCGTGGCCAATGTGGCGGCGATCGAGAAGACAGATGATGCCGTCCAATACCAGAAGATTCAGACGGAGGACAGGATAGACCTGTTCGACGCGTCGGTGTTCGCCTGCATTAAGTATCTGACCCAGAGTGAGAAGTCACAGGCGGCGTCGAATTGGTGGAAAGATGAGTAGAAGAAGACGAAAATTTGAACAAAAAAGAGAGATTAACATCAACAACAAGAGCCAGGTAGCCTTTTTGCTTGACGAATGCGACAGGATCAGTATATCAGGCTACACATCTCTGGATCAGAACCCGGAGATCATAACAGCTTGCCGGACCATCGCTGAGCTGATCGGTTCGATGACCATTCACCTGATGGCCAACACCGACAAAGGCGATATCAGGGTGATAAATGAACTGTCAAGGGCAATAGATATCAATCCCATTTCGACAATGACACGCTCACACTGGATGGAGGCTATAGTGATGAACCTTTTGCTTTATGGCGAAGGCAATTCTATTGTGTGGCCGCACACCTGGGACGGGAAGCTTAGGTCATTGGAGCCAATATCGGCATCAAGGGTGAGTTTTATCGGGAGCACGGAAAACCCCTTCCGGGAGTACAAGATCCTGATAGACGGGCTGGCACACAATCCGGAGAATATGCTGCATTTTGTCTATAATCCGGACAAACACTACCTCTGGTGGGGACATGGCCTGTCGGTATCTTTGAGAGATGTGGCGGCGAACCTTAAGCAGGCGGCCGCAACAGAGAAAGGCTTCATGGAAAGCAAATGGAAACCTTCACTGATCGTGAAGGTGGATGCCATGACGGACGAGTTCTCAGGCCCTAAAGGCAGAAAGAAGCTCCGGGAGGAATATCTTGAAACCGGAGAAGCCGGGGCACCGTGGATTATACCGGCGGAGCAGTTCCAGGTGCAGGAGGTGCGACCTCTTTCACTGAAAGATCTGGCACTTTCGGATATGGTACAGCTCGATAAGCGGACGGTTGCATCAATCGTGGGCGTGCCGCCCTTTGTTTTGGGTGTCGGGGACTACAACCAGAAGGCCTGGAACAACTTCATACAGAACAAAGTCCGGCCGATATGCGTTGCGATATCGCAAGAGCTGACAAGAAAGCTGATCCTCAGCCCGAAGATGTACTTGAAATTCAACACGCTGTCACTCATGGACTGGGATCTTCAGACAATCTCGACGGTATTCGGAGGCCTTTCGGATCGCGGGTATGTGAACGGCAACGAGGTGAGAGATAGGATAGGCATGAGCCCGGTAGACGGACTGGATGAGTACCGTGTACTTGAAAATTACATCCCGATTGACATGAGCGGCCAGCAGAAGAAGCTTATCCAGGAGGACGAATAGATGAAATTGGAACTTAGCTGTGAATATGCACAATATGACGAAACAATGCGGATAAATTGCACGAAGTCCGGCGGCAGATGCGCTCATCAGAGGTTCAAGCCGTGCAAAGGCTGGTGCGTATTAACACCACAGGCGCAGGAATGCCCTGCGAGGGACAAAAAGGAGGGTTAAATGATTACTTACGATGTGAAGATAAGCAAGAACGGGGATGAAATGACAGGGGATTTTTCATTTAAGGGACTTTCGACCGATACGAAGCCTACAGTATCCCATGACGGGATGCAGATCAAGAACGGGTCCTCGTTTTTAGAGATCGACACTCAGGATACGAACTACTACGACGGCGAGACAAAGGCATGGGTATAAGGAGGGATATATGGATGCTATGAGACAGGTGCGGAGCATCGCATCAAAATTTGAAACGCGGGAAAGCGGCGAAGAGCGCAAGATCGAGGGCTACTTCGCCGTTTTTAATAGTAACTATGACATTATGGACGACATGAGCGAGAGCATCGCTCCGGGGGCGTTTACAAATACGCTCGCGGATGATATCAGGGCTCTGGTCAACCATGACAGCACATTAGTGCTCGGAAGAACTACAGCGCACACACTTGAACTGCGCCAGGATGAACACGGCCTGTGGGGATCCATCAGCATCAATCCGAAAGATGCGGATGCGGTCAACCTCTATGAGCGTGTTAAACGCGGGGATGTGTCGCAGTGCTCTTTCGGGTTCGATATCGTCAAACAGGAATCCGAAGTACGGGATGACGGTCATGTGCACTGGACGATCAGGGAAGTGAAGCTTTATGAGGTCTCGTGTGTTACTTTCCCGGCATATGAAGAAACGAATGTCTCCGCAAGATCGAAGGAGCGCGATGACATCCTTAAGCGCAAGGTCGAGGCGTGGAGAGAGAACATGAAAGAGAGGTTGAAGAATGTTAAAGACATTACTGCTTAGAAAGAAGATTGACGAGAAGAAGAAGCTCCTTGAAGAGTTAAGGGCGAAGGATGCCGACTTTACCAAGAGGGAGGCAGAGATCGAGGGAGCAATCAACGAAGCAAAGACAGCAGAGGAACAGAAAGCTGTCGAGGAGTCGGTTGAGAGCTTCGAGACCGAAAGGAGCGCACATGAACAGGCTAAGACCGACCTTGAAAAAGAGGTTGGAGAGCTTGAGGAAGACTTAAGGAAGGCCGAAGAGGCTGACGAAGAGGCTTCCAGGAAGGCGGCAGAGACCGCAGAAGAAAGAACTGTAATCGGCAGCAAGGTGCCGGAAAAAAGAGAGGAGATCAACAGCATGAAAACAAGGGATTTATTCAACAGCCCCGAGAAGATCGCGTACATGGAGCGCGAGGATGTTAAGGGCTGGGTAACTGAGATCAGAGAGTGCATCCAGAACAAGAGGGAGTTAACCAACATCGGGCTCACAATCCCGAAGGTATTCCTGGGGATGCTGAAAGAAAACATCAACAACTACAGCAAGCTCCTTAAGCATGTGAATGTCGTAAGGATCAACGGCGAAGGCCGTGCCGTCGTGATGGGATCTGTGCCCGAGGGAATCTGGACAGAGTGCTGCGCAAGCCTCAACGAGCTTTCACTGAATTTCAACGATGTCTCTGTAGACTGCTTTAAGGTTGGAGGGTTCTTCAAGGTGTGCAACAGCATCCTTGAGGACAGTGACATCAACCTTGCCGCAACCCTGTTGGATGCGATCGGACAGGCCATCGGACTGGCGCTCGATAAGGCAATGCTTTACGGGCGCAACACCAGCGACAACTACAAGATGCCCCTGGGTGTTGTTTCAAGGCTTGCGCAGACCTCCAAGCCTGCAGATTATCCCGCAACGGCTCGTCCGTGGGTTGACCTTCACACAACCAACATCAAGACTATTCCTTCGTCTGTTACCGGCATCGCTCTCTTCCAGGCGATCGTATCGAACAGCGGAGTTATGAAACACAGATACGCCAAAGGCGAGAAACTGTGGGTTATGAACGAAAGCACATACACAGCTCTTCAGGTTGCTGCAATGTCAATCAACGCAGCAGGAGCCATTGTATCCGGAATGAACAAGACAATGCCGGTTGTCGGCGGAGCTGTTGAGCTTCTTGACTTCATCCCGGACAATGTCATCATCGGCGGATACTTCGAGCTCTATCTGCTCGCAGAAAGAGCAGGCCGGAAGTTTGCTCAGAGCGAGCACGCCTTCTTCATCCAGGATCAGACAGCGTTCAAGGGTACTGCAAGGTATGACGGGCTTCCCGTTATCGCTGAAGCGTTCATGGTGCTCGGCATCAACAGCGTAACGCCTGATGCAACCATGACCTTTGCACCCGACAATGCCAATGTTGTCCAGAACATCCTTCTGAACAAGAACACGGCAGAGGTAGTCGTAGATCAGACCATTACCCTCACTGCTACAACCCTTCCGGTTAAGGGCGATGTAACATGGGCAAGCTCTGACAATACCAAGGCAACCGTAAGCACAAGCGGCGTGGTAACAGGTAAGGCGGCTGGTACAGCTGTTATCACTGCAACGAGCGGAGACGCGAGCGCAACCTGCACCGTCACCGTATCGGCTGGCGCTTAATGTATAAGGTCCTCAGTTACTTTACAGACCTTCAGGACGGCGGGCATCCCTATCATGAAGGGGATGCCTACCCCCGCGAAGGGTTAGAGGTGTCAGAGGAAAGGCTTATTGAACTCTCCACAGCCGCCAACAGGAGAAAGAAGCCCCTCATTGAGTTTATTGCGGAAGATCCCGCAAAGACCGAGGCACCCGGAGGATCAGAGTCTGAACCGGTCGGACAGCTGACCGTCACACCGGATGATACACCGGCCGAGGATCAGAAGAAGACCACAAAGACAGCAACAAAGAAACCTACGGAGAAAAAGAGTGGAAACAAGTCAGGAACTAAGCCTGCTAAAGGCAAATCTGGAACTAAGAAATAAAACACAGGACGACTATCTGGATCATCTGATCAAGAGCGCAAAGGAAGAGATAGCCATCGAGGGGATCACGCTCAACGATTCCCCCGGAGATACAAACCTTGTCGTTATGTATGCCGCCTACCTCTACCGGAGAAGGGTGAAGGCAGGAAACGATAAGGGCTACAGCACCGAAGCGTTTAACCCTCAGGGAATGCCATATATGCTCAGATACGCCCTCAACAACCGGCTGATGTCGGAGAAAATGAGGGCAGAGTCATGATGGATGCAGGTATCGTGGTATTGTGCAAGCTCGAAAACACGGCGCCGAGAGGGCAGAAGCCCAAAGAGGAACTCGTGCCCTTAACCGATGGCGAATATCCCCTTGAATGGTCATTTGAGGAGCGCATCGTCGGAATGTCGAGGCAGTACGAGGCAAAAGGCGTCGACGAGAGGGTAGACATGGTGATCCGCACATGGAGAAATCCTGCGCGGATAGGAATGTATGCTGTATTGAGCGAGTACGAAGACCAGGAGAACGAAGAGGGAGATCAGTACCGGATAGACAATGTGCAGCACTTATACAACGATGACGGGCTTAAGGTCACCGACTTAACACTTTACAGATTGGACAAACTATATGATGTCAATGCAAAAGAAACTGAAGACACTGGCACGGATCCTTAAGGAGAATACCTCCGCCGAGAGGATATATCACTACTATCATCCGGCGGATGAGGAGGCTCCTTTTATAGTCTGGCAGGAGGACGGAGAGCAGGAAAGCTTTCACGCAAACAACGAAAAGGAAGAGCAGTGCGTTCACGGGACGATAGACTGCTACACCTTGGAGGAGTTCGACACTCTCCTGGACGAAGTGCAGGATGCATTAAGAGATGCAGAGATCGGACCTTATCCATTATGAATGGGAGTTTTATTTATGAAATTGACAGTCGGAAAAGGAATGGATCAGTACCTGTCACAGCTCCAAAACCTTGAATTCGATGCACCGGAAGCTGTCGTAGAGGCAGTGTATGAAGGTGCAAAGATTGTGGCGGATGCTGTAAAAAAGAACATAGACAGCCTGCCGACGGATGACTCACCGTATCAGGAATACATCACAGCGCCAAGAACAGTACAGAAAAAAGGTCTTATAAAAGGCTTCGGTATTGCCAGGATGCAGAACGAAAACGGGTATATGCATGTCAAGTTAGGTTTTGATGGCTATAACACCATGAAAACGAAGAAACACCCGGGCGGACAACCAAACGCCATGATAGCAAGATCTTTTGAGAGTGGAAACAGTTTCACGAGAAAGCTTTCTTTTGTCAGCAAGGCAACAAGGGCAACAAAAGACGCGGCCGAGCGGAAGATGGCCGAAACCATTGACAAACGCATAGCAGTAAAGATGAGTTAACTGTTGCGATGTCGCAACAGACACCAATTTCCCACAAGGAGGAAACAAAATGAAATTAAA